ATCGCCATGACCCGGCTGTTTGGACAGGCCCCCGCAGGTTTGAGTGCTACAGGTGAAAGCGATCGGGATAATTACAACAGCAAAATCAAGGTTGAACAGGAGTGGCGGTTAAGACCTGAGCTGTCAATAATTTATGCCATCCTGCATCGATCGAAATATGGGCTGCCCCTGCCCGATGATTTTGATTTTGCCTTTACTGATTTAGACCAGATGAGCGATAAAGAAAAAGCTGAGATATCAGGTTTGATGGCTGATGCAGTGATCAAGGTTGCCGATGCCGGGATCATAGGCAGGGCCACAGCGCTCCGGGAGCTGAGAGCTATTGCCGATCGCACCGGGGTGTTTTCAACTATCACACAGGCCATGATCGAGGCTGCTGAGCTGGAAGATAAAGAGAGCAATGAGGATCCCCCGGCCCCGGTACAAACCGCCCAGGGTTTACCCGCTGATGCCGTGATCGATGTTGCTGTAAAAGATAATGCAGCCTTCCCCGGGGAGCTTGTAATTCCCAAGGTTCCCGGCACACAGGTATAAACAGGAGGCACTATGGTAAAAAAAATCAAGCGAGCCCGCAGGCCAGCCTATGCAACACCCAAAGGGCATGAGCGGGTTTTTACCAAGCAATTAAAAAAGGTTGCCCGAAACGTGGGCATGATCGCAGAGGCCGGGGCCACAGATGTGGCAGCTGGTTTGCCCCCTGCTGCCATGCTCAATGCAATGGGCGCTTATGAGGCAGCACTGGAACCGTGGGCAATCAAAGTGTCCGGAAGGCTTATTGCTGGGGTTGAAAAGGATGCCTCCCGGGCGTTGGCAGCAAACAGCAAAGGGATATTTAAAGGGATGAGGGGCGTAGCTGCTAAGCAAGCATCTGAGCGGGTTGGAAAGGCCCAGCTGGTTCGGCATGTAAACCTAATCAAGTCATTGCCTAAAGTTGCCGGGGATCGAGCGATCGCAATCGTGCAGGATGGGGTGAGAACCGGAAGGCGTGCTGAGGACATGGTAAGCGACCTAATGCAAACCGGGGATATCACTGAGGGCCGGGCCCGGACGATCGCACGCACAGAGGCAAACCAATGCAATGCAGAAATGACAGAGGCCAAAGCCGTGGCAGCAGGTTGCACCGGGTACATCTGGCGCACGATGAAGGATGATAATGTTCGGGATTCGCACCAGCCCATGGAGGGTGTTGTTTGCACCTACAATAAACCCCCGATGCTGCCCGATGGTGAAAGCTATCATGCAGGCATGGGTATAAACGATAGGTGTTATCAAGAGCCGATTATCCCTGATCTCAAGGAGGTTTAAACTTGGCAATCCAAATCGACAAAAAAAATACAATCAAGCACCAGCTGCTTGCAGTATTGGCCCGGCATGGGGCAGTTAAACCGGGGGAGTCCGGGCACATCACAATAAATTTTAACAACGGAGGTCTGACCAAGGTTACAAAACAGTCAGAAATAAAATGATTTTTTTACTTGACAGCGGTTTAGATCCAATGCTAAGAGAGGATTTATAAACACAAAAAAAATACAGGATAGGGCTTAACCTACTACAGGAACTAAGCACCCCGCACGGTCTGACCGCCTAAGGTCTTTCGTGCGGGTTTTTTTTTGGAGCAAAAATGCAACAGTATTTTACAACCGTCCGCATTTCAAACAACATCGAGAAAACTCCCGAAGGGTATCTGGTTTGCAAGAACGTGAAGATTGCCCGGACAGGCGTGCTGGAGTATGGCCCACAGGAAATTAAAAAAGAGGGCACACAACAGCGCTTGTTTGACACTGCTCAAAAAAACGTGATGATCACCCGGCCATCCAAGGTGCTTTTCAGTGTTGAAACCATTTCAAGTTTTGAGGGTAAGCCCATTACCCTGATGCACCCCCCGGAATTTTTGGATCCAGAAAATTGGAAGAGCCTCACGATTGGAACCATCAAAGATGTAAGGCAGGGCGATGGCGAAGATGCAGAATATTTAATTGCTGATTTAATGATCAACGACAAGGCCGGGATCAGGGTAATAGAAAGCGGTTTGAGGGAAGTATCACTGGGCTACGATGCAGCCTATGAAAAATCTACAGAATTAACAGGGATCCAAACAAGGATCGTAGGCAATCACCTTGCGCTGGTTTCCGAAGGACGGTGCGGAAACAGCTGCAAAATTCAAGATCAAATATCACCCTGGGAGAAATTTATGAAAACATGGAAACAGATTAGAGCCGATTTGGCAGCACTGCTGCCCACACTGGATGCAGCCTGCAAAGATGAAGACAGTACAACCCCACCCGCTGCCCCTGCTGCGGATGCATTACCTGCTGACCCGCCCCCCGCTGACCCGCCTGCACCTACTGAGGATGAGGATACCCCGGTCGAACTGGCTGATATTCTCAAGGCATTAACCGCCCAGCTGGCTGATGTAATGGCCCGGCTGGAAATCGTTGAGAAAGCAAGGGCAGCTGATGCTGCTCCCCCGGCTGCTGACCCGCCTGCGGATCCCCCTGCGGATCCCCCTGAGGAAATTGAGGACAAGGCCCCAACGCAAGATCAGATTGCCCGGGCCGAAATTCTTGCTCCCGGCATTGCTCCAAGCGTAACCATTGAAAAAGATGCGCTGGAGGTCTGTTACAAAACGGCTGACGGAAAGCTCTGCCTCGATGCGCTGGGCTGTGGCTCCAAACCTGATTTCAATTCGGGCGTGTTTGTAGCTGCTTCGGAAATGATAAAAATGAAGCGTGCCGGTGCACTCACAAATACCCTCCTCGTTAAGACCGAGGATGAGGCTGCAACCTCCCGGGATTATTACAGCAACCTTGCCAAGCAGGCAGCGGAAATGTTCCCGGTTTCATAACGGCTGATGAAAAAAAATAAACAAACGTAGTTTCAAACGATAATCGAAAAAAGGAGATTCACCATGGGTAATCAAGTAATCACTTCCAGTATGCAGGCGTGCGATCCGGGCCAGCTGACCCGCTCCGGAAAAGATGTTATTAAAACCTTTATGCAGCACAGTTCAACCCCGCTCACCTCTTATGGCCTGCCCTTTGTGCTTGACAGTGGCGAGATCCGGCCCCTTGTTGACACCGACAAGGCTGAGGACATTGTGGGTTTTCTGGTTAAACCTTACCCGAGCCTGCCTGCTGCAAATGAATTGATCGGAGCTGCTACGCCCCCGGTTGCCCCGGCCCTGCTCGATGGCTTGATGAGCGGACATATCGGAGTTGCAAACCTTAACGGCACGCCTGCTGCGATGGCGAAAGTTTTCGTGCGCTTGGCTGCCACTTTCGGTACCAAACTACAGGGCGGGATTGAGGCTGCTGCTGCTGCCACGGTCGATGGTGGCGTGATCACTGGAACCGGAACAGGTACAATCGCTGCATCGATCGATGATGCTGATGCGGTTGAGGCTGGCAGCTATGCCGTTGAGGTGCTGGAAACCTCCGCTACAGGTCGCTGTAAGGTTGTCGATCCAAACGGTATCCGCCAAGAGGATGCTTTTATCGGCACTGAGTACACTTGCCGAGGTTTAACCTTCACCATTACTTCCGCTGGCACAATGACCAAGGGCGATACCTTCACCGTGGTCGTAACCAAACAAACTGACCGGATCCCGGGCGCTGTTTTCACTGGCGCTGAGGATGCTCAGGGAAATGCCGAGGTAGCTTTCAACCTGTAAAAAATGAGTGCAGGTTTTGAACCGAAATCAAATCGATAATTAAAAGCAAGGAGTATGAACTATGAAAACTTTTGACCAGAAAACCATTGACAGTACCGGGGCGTTTCTGACTAACGAGCTGATCCGTTTGGATCCGGAGCTGCAAAAACCGATGATGGATTTTAAGTATGCCCGGGATGTTGATATCACCCCGCTCGATGTGGAAGATGAGCAGACTGCCTATGACGTTCTGGCCTACCGTGCAGTTGGTGGTAAGAACCCAGCCGGCAAATCTTTCATTTCCGAAAAAACGGATCAGATCGGAACCGTAGGTGTGGACAAGGAGCGCAAGCACGCAGGTACTTTCCTGTGGGCCGAGGCAATCCGGGTCGGAATCATCGAGCTTGGCAAGGCCGAGCGCTTGGGCCGTGGGCTGGAGCCGGAAATGTTTGATGCCCTGCAAACCAAGTTCAACCTGGACAGCAATTTGCAGGTTTATACTGGCGATGATGATGCTGCTATCAAGGGCCTCATCAACCATGCAGGTATTACCGTTGATATCCTTGCGAACAATGCAGCGGGTACATCCAAACTGCACACCCTCAAAAGCGATCAGGAAGTGGTTGCAGACATCAACCGCATTATCACTAATGCATGGGTTGCAACCGGATCCACAATCTGCCCGAAGCGCCTGTCAATTTCCCCTCTCTACATGAGTTATCTTGTGGGCAGGATGATTGCAAACAACACCGTATCCCTGCTTGAGTTCATCAAGAAGAATACGGTTTGTAACACGGAGAACGGTTGTGATCTGGAAATCGTCACCGTGCCCACGCTGGCAAATAGCGGAGTCGGCAGCACCGACCGCATGATGGTTCATACCAAGCGCAAGGATATTGTGCGCTGGCCCCGGAGTCCGCTCCTTTCAACCCCGGTGCAGTATGTTGACCTGTGCCAGAAAACAATTTATTACGCCCGGTTCGGAACAGTCGAATGGATCAAGCCTGAGGCTGCACGTTATGCCGATGGACATTTCACCAGTGCGTAGTTAGTTGAAACCAGTGGTAGCGATCGGTGCAGGTTCTAACCCTCCGCTTGCATCGATCGCTTACACTTCTCTTGAAAGGGGAACCCGATGAAAATAAAATTTTTAGGCTCGTTCAACCTGCCCAATCTTAATAAAACTTTCCCGGCTGGTGTTTACGAAAATCCATCACAGGAATTACTTGATGATGTGGATTTCAAACACCTTGCTACACACGGCATGGTGCTGATCATCCCGGAACCGGAGCCCTTTATTTCAAACCCCGGCACGGATCCCCCTGCTGAGGATCCCGAAAATGCTTCAAATGAGGCCCCTCAGGAGTCCGCTCAGGGCACGACCGGAGCAAATGAGGGCACAGGTGCCCCGGATCCTGCTGCTGCTGCTGCTGCCGATCCTGGTAACACCGAAAAACCCAGTACAAACAAGGTCAATAAGGGATCCCGGAAAGGCAAGAAATAAATGGGGATCTTGGTTGCCGATTTAAAACTAATACATCCGGAGTTTTCGGATGATACGGAATTTCCTACTGCGGTAGTGCAGGCGAGTTTAGACTTTGCTGTCTTGCAAGTCAACGCTGACCGCTGGGGAAAGTTAAGGGATCGAGCCGTGCTTTTATTGGCAGCTCACGACCTTACTCTTTCAAAACAGAACGCTGTCGAGCCCGGTGATGCCGGGGGGGTAGTAACCGCTGAAAGTATTGGCGGTGGATCCCAATCCTTTGACCGGGCTCAAACCTCGGTCAAGGATGCGGGTGATTATAATTCTACCCAGTACGGCAGGCGGTTCAAAACCATGGCCCGGATGTATGGCGCTGGAGTCGCTCAGGTATGAAATCAGGCGTGACAGTTCTTGAGGATAACATGGAAGATTTTTGCGCTACCATCGAGGGCATGGGCGGTTCAGGATGTCTCATCGGGATCCCGGGCGGTGATATGCGATCGGGTGATGATGAGGGCATTTCAAATGCACATATCGCCTACCTGCATGAAACCGGATGGGGCCCATTTACTGCCCATCCTTTTTTGGGCCCGGGGATGGAAGATGCCAAGCCAAAAATGGTGAAGGAGTTGGAACAGGGAATGAAGTTGGAATTTACTAAGCCCGGGTCTTTTGTCAAGGCCCTAAACCGCTGCGGTTTGATCGGAGTTGCCAGCGTAAAAAAAAGGATTATGAGTATGGGCGTTTATCCCGCTAACAGTCCAGTGCTGGCAGCTCGCAGGGCCAGAGGAAATACAGGCAACAAGATCTTGATTGAAACCGCCCAGCTTTTCAACAGCGTGACGCATGTAGTTGACAAAGGTAAAATATGATTGATGTATCCCGGCTAATTCGAAAACATGGCAAGCTCATACCGCTGATTAGAAACACATCCGGAGTAAATACCACAGGTGAAAACAATCCGGTTGCAGCTGACCCGGTACAGATCCGTGCGGTGGTGGCCCCAGCCGGACATAATGTTTTGAGATTGCTTCCGGAAGAATCCCGGTTGGAATCACATATACAAGTTTCTTCAATAGAGGAATTATTTTCGATCACGCCTACCCGGGATGCAGATCAAGTGGCTTACCGGGATCGTGTTTATACCGTGATAAAGGTTGATCCTTTTGGGGGTCATTGTGTGGCGTTATGTGTAGGGGAACCGTTGAAATGACAACAACAAGCACAGGCGGGATCCTATCCCCGGCAGCCATGCTGGATCCTTTATCTTTTGAGCGCCTTATCGGTAATCAGATTGCGAGCATCACTGGTTTGGCCCGGGCATTGGTTCGACCCGGGGGCCAACAGAAATCCTCCAGCCCTCCTGCCATCGATGTAGATTGGTGTTCGTTCAAACTTGAAAGTATGCCTGACATGGGCGGGAGTCCGTGGTGGTCTAAAATTAAAGAGCGGATTGTGGATGAGATCACTGAGGAATATGCCCAGCTAATCAGCCATATCGGGGTTGAAATCAGCTGTAAATTTTACGGCCCGGGAGCGCTGGAATATGCATCGCTGCTGCGTGATGGTTTTGATGTAGACCAGAACCGGGATGAGTTTTCTAAGCTGGGCATTGGCATAGTAGGTGCTGACCAGATCTTGAGATTATCGGAACCAATGGGGGCCTTGTTTAGGAACAGGGCTGACATAACTTTCAATATCATCCGGGAAGTTAAGCGGGATTATAATATTGAATCGCTGACCGGGATAACAGGCACGGTAAAAACAGAAACAGTAGACAACACGTTTAAAAACGAGTAACCGAAAAGGAGAAAAACGATGAGTACAGAACTTGCAAAACTTTCAGTATCCCGGCTGGTGCGAGTCGTTGTAAACATGACACCCCTTGCTGCTGCACGCAGGGGGTTTGGAGTCATGCTGGCCCTGACAGATTCGCCGGTAATCGATGCCACTGAGCGGATCCGAACCTTTACGGGCCTTGCCCAGATCGCATCCGAGTGCGGAACCACTTCCCCGGAGTATGATGCCGGGGTTGCATACTTTGGTCAAACCCCTGTGCCCGAAAAAATGATGATCGGGCGATGGATACAGGCTGCTTGCTCAGCGATCCTCCGGGGCGGTTTGATCCCCTCGGTTGATCAGGCTACATTGTTGGAGGCGTTGAAACTCATCACCGATGGTACGATGAACATCACGGTTGACGGTGCTGGTGACAGTATCACTGGCTTGGACTTCAGTGCTCAAACAACCCTCACCGGATGCGCTGCGATTATAGAGGCTGCCTTGGCTGGGGGCACTTGCGAGTTTGTTGAAAATAGTTTTGTGATCCGATCAGGTACAACCGGGGTAACTTCGTTGATCACCGCTGCATCTGCGGAAGGCACTGGCACGGATGTGTCGGCTACGTTGAAACTCACAAGCACCCTGATCCTCCGGACGGTTGATGGGTATGCTGCGGAAACCCCCCTTGAGGCGGTCACTGCGATGGTGTCCAAATCGAATGATTGGTATGGTGGTATTTTTGCCAGCACGGTCAAACCTTCCGATGCAGAATTATCGGCAGTGTCCGGGTACATTGAGGCTCTGGATGTCAAGCGGGTTTGGGCAATCACTGAGATAGATCCCAATGTGCTCAGTGCAACCTACCTCACTGAAATGGCAACGATCAACACGGTTGCTTTGCGGAAACGCACAATGGTCGTGCATAGTTTGAATCCCTATGCAGCAGCCTCAGCGCTGGGCCGGGCCTTTTCAGTAAATTTTAATGCGAACAGATCCGTGATCACCTTAATGTTTAAACAGCTCCCCGGGATCACTGCGGAAAACATCACTGAAACTCAGGCGCTTGCGCTGGAGGGTAAGAACTGCAACGTGTACGCTGCCTATAACAATGATACCGCCATATTCCAACCCGGTGTCATGGGTGACGGTGGTTTTTTTGATGAGGTGCACGGTTTGGACTGGTTCGGAAATGCTGTGCAGGTCGCCCTATACAATTTGATGTATCAGGCAAAAACAAAAATACCTCAAACTGAGCACGGTGTGAACGAGTTGGTAAATGCCGTGAATGGTGTTTGTGAAGAGGCGGTCTTTAATGGCCTCTTTGCTCCCGGGGTTTGGAACGCTGATGGGTTCGGACAGCTTGAGCGTGGCGATATGTTGCCCCTCGGTTACTACACCTATGTGCCCCCGATCTATGATCAAGCGCAGGCGATCCGTGAAACCCGGCAGGCCCCGCCCATACAGGTAGCAGCTAAACTGGCAGGCGCTTTTCATGGTGCGAATGCCTTGATTGATGTAAACCGCTAACAGGTTTTAACCAAATAGACAGGAGACAGAAAACATGGGCGCTTATTCTTTTAAAAATGTGGTTGCTGCATTGGCCGGGCCCGGTGGCTCAGTTAATATCGGCATGGGAGCAGGTTTGACCAATGAGGGGATTCTGGTTACTCCCGTCGAGGATCTTTCTACAATGATAACAGGTGCAGACGGTGAAGGGGAACACTCCCTTAGCGCCATCTGCTCGGCAGGCATTAAACTTGAGTTCCTTCCAAACTCACCTACCAATGCCAAGCTGATGAAAATGCTGGAGCATCAAAAACAGTCGGCAGCACTGTGGGGTCGTAACAAGCTGACCCTCCGGGATGTTGCCAATGGTGACAACGTTGTCGCTGTGCAGGTTGCGTTTCAACGCCTGCCTGATTTGGGCTATGGCAAGGATGGAAAATCTAAGGTCTGGCTTTTGCAGTCAATTAAATGTGCCATCATCATAGGAAGTGGAACGCCTGCCATCGAGTAGGTTTAACCTCATAGCATGAAAGGGATCGCTATGGAAAAAGTACAGAGAGAGTTTCAATTAGGTGATCGCACCTACCGCACGGTCGAAATCAATGCAATGGAGCAGCTGGATGTATACCGCCAGCTGCTCCCCATCCTTACTGATTTGGCCCCCCTCGGTTTGAAAATGAAGAATGAAAATAAGCAGCTGCTCGACCTTGACATGGTTGAGGCGCTCCCACTTTTAACCCGCACGGTGTCCACGATGGACAAGGCCACATTTAATGGGCTGGTCCTTGGGCTCCTGCAATATGTTGAGCTTAAAGAAAATGAAGGGCTGGGCTACTCACAAGTTTCGACCGGGTCACAGTTAATGTTCGATTTTATCACCCCGGCTAAAATTTTACAGCTCGTCTGGAACGTGCTTAGCGTGAACCTAAAATCTTTTTTCGCAGAAATGTCATCGGATTTGAAAGGAGTCACCCAGAGTTAGAGTTTGAAGTCCGCTGGGTAGCGCTCCCCGATGATTTAATGGACTGGATCCTCAGGCCGGTAACAAGGCAGTGTTTAAAATATGAAAGCCTTATTGATGGCACTGTGGATCTTGCGGACGTAGCACTTTTAAACGACAAGCTCGATGTTGATGATGAAAATAAATTTAGATATGAACAGGCACTAAAACAACATCAGGAGTTAAAGCATGGCAGCAGCTAAGCTCAAAGATTTTTTGGTCGGTGTCGGATTTGAAACAGATCAGGCCGGGCTCGACAAAATGAAAATGGGGGTTGGAAAGGCCACGGCAGTGGTCGCAGGATTAGGCGTTGCCTGTGTAGCTGCTGCTGGGTTTGTAACCTCATGGGTAAATAATATTGCAACTGAGCTGGATGAAATTTCAGATCTTGGCTTGAGGGTAAATGCCACAGCGTTTGAAATCCAGAAAATGGGATACATTGCCAGCCTCACTGACTCCAGCGTGGGCGCTGTGAACAGCTCGCTTGAAATGCTTAACAGACAAATGGGTGAAGCAGCTACCGGGGTTGGACGAGGTGCAATGAATTTTAAGCAGTATGGTTTGAGTGCCCGGGATGCAAACGGTGCAATGAAAACCACTACGGCAATGATGGCAGAGATCGGTGACAAAATTAAGGATATGTCCAAACAGGAACAGCTTGCAATTTTATCCCGGCTGGGCATTGATCCGACAATGGTTCAAAGCCTCACCGGGGATGTGGGCAAATTGGGATCCGAATTTGAGGCGCTGTTTAAAGGTGTCGGGCACGATGCAGATGCAGCAGCACAATCCTCAAGCGATTTCCGAGATACCATGTTTAAAATGACCTTTGTTATGGACACGATGCAACAGGTTTTGGCTGTTAAACTCATGCCTCAGATACAGGAATCTTTAGAGGCGGTTCGGACTATGCTTATCGAAAACCTACCCATGATTGTTGACTCACTGGAACCGATTATAAAAACGATCCTGACGGTTGCCGGAATATTTTTAAAAGTCGGCATGGTGGTTGGAAAGGCTGTCTTTGGCATTATCGGCTGGATCCTCAAGGCCAACGAAGCAAGCGGGGGCATGTTGTTGATCATCGGTTTGATTGCTGCTGCTTGGAAGTTTTTAAATGTAGCGTTTTTAGCCTCCCCGATCGGTATCGTTATTGGTTTGGCGCTCGCCATAGCTTTGCTCTGGGATGATTTTCAAACCTTTCTTGCTGGTGGTGATAGCTTAATAAATTGGGGCGGTAAGCTCGGGACCACAATGCAAATAATAATCGATTATGTAAAACTCTTTGGCGATGTTTGGGGCACGGTGTTTTCCTTGATCGGTGATTACCTACACATGATTATTCAGCTGGTAACAGGTAATTTTACCGGGGCGTTTGAAACTCTTAACGGTATGCTCGACAAGGTGATGGGCACTGTGGATAAAGTAAAAGGATTTATGGGAAACACGGCAGGCAGAATCATGGGCATGTTTGGGGCTGGTGATGCGCCTCCGGATGCTGCTCAAGGTTCAACTGGCCCAGGTGGTGGGCAGGCAATCAGCCAAAAAACTGAAATCCATGTACACGGATCTGCCAGCCCTGAGGCAACGGCCCGGGAAATCGGTTCGGAACAAGGCCGGGTAAATGCTGATATGGCCCGGAACATGGCAACGGTGACACGATGAGTGATGAACTGTTTGAAACAGCCTTAACTACTTTCCTGCCCCAAAGGGGTATCGGTGCTTTTAGTGCAACCGTAACACTGGAAGAGGTTGCAACCGATGAGCTCGTAATCCCGGAACATCCAGTGCAACAGGGTGCGGTCATTGCAGACCATGCTTTTATGAAGCCTGCCAACTTGCAAGTGACCTGTTTTTCTTCCGGGGATCCTGCCCAGCTGGCTGAGCTCTATGAAAAAGTTAGAAAGATGCAAAGTGATGCAGACCCGCTGCGAGTCGTAACCGGAAAACGGATTTATCGCAACATGATGATCAAGAGCTTAGCTGAAACCAGCGACAATACAAAAAAGAACATGATTAAATTCTCTTTCGGTTTGAAGGGGGTTATTATCACAGCGCTGACTATAGTGAGCATCCCGGCCCGGCCCCGGCAGAAGGATCCGGGTAGAACCGGGGCCACTGAGGCAGCGGGGAAAAAGACAGCGGAAGAGGCCAGCGCTCAGGAAAAAGCAAAAACTAAAAGCGGGTTAAAATCGCTCGCTGGAATGTTCGGGTAGTATAAATGGATAAATTTTTCAAGATCCCGCTTATAAATATCCCGCAACGGTTTGAAATAACTTTGTCCGGGATAGATTTCGTGTGTGTGTGTCGCTGGCACTCCGGGCCTGCTTTATGGTGCATTACGCTTGAAGATGCCCTCACAGACCGTGTGCTAATCCTCAACAGGCCCATAGTGACCGGGGTAGACCTGCTGGCTCAGCACGCATATATTGGGATTCCCGGTAAGCTGGTTTGTATCAGCATTGATGGATCTGGCGAAGCTCCGGACATCGATGGACTGGGCGTTAGTGCAAACCTGATGTATGTTACCGATAGCGACACAGTCAAAACCAATGCATCTTTGCAGGCGATCGAATAATGAACTCATCCCGGCTCCAGTTTGGAAGACGATTTTCTTTGCTCCTGACAAATATGTCCGGGAAGGGGATCGAGGTCAAGGGTTTGAAGGTTGTTTTCAAAACTTCAAAAGCAGATGCACAGACTCCGAACAAGGGAACAGTAACCGTATTCAACCTCAATGAGGAAACGATTGCCCGGATCAAGGGAAAAGAATTTACCCGGGTAATTTTGCAAGCTGGTTATGATGTAAATTTCGGTGTGATTTTTGATGGGCAGTTAAAAGATGTGCAGGATGGTAAGGCCTCAAACACGGATCAAAGTCTTATCATTCATTTAGCTGATGGCGATGTTGCGTACAACTATGCGGTTGTAAACAAGTCGCTGCAGGCCGGGGCTACTCAGGCAGACCAGAGGGATATGGCTGGCATGTCAATGCAAAAAGAGGGAGTTGAAACCGGGTTTATTGTACCTGTTCAGACTGTAGGATTGCCCCGGGGAAAAGTCATGTTTGGCCCGGCCCGGGATTATTTGAGATCCGCTGCCAGAGATACAGGAACAAGCTGGAGTATTCAAAATGGCAAACTTCAGATGGTTGAAAACACAGCGATCCTTCCCGGGCAGGCGGTTTTTCTTAATTCAAAAACTGGCCTGATTGGAACCCCCGAGCAAACGGATGGCGGGGTTAAATTCAAGTGTCTTTTAAACCCACTGCTAAGGATAGGGGCCCGGGTAAAAATAAATGAGGCCGACGTTCAAGAGGCAAAGCTCCCTGATTCCAAACCGACCGGGCCCGAGAATAAAGCTCCGAGCATCGCCCGGGATGGAGCATATAAAATTATTAGTTTCGACCAGATCGGGGATACCCGGGGTACTCCGTGGTATACACAGGGGGTTTGCATCGACATAGACGAAACTGCCCCAGCGGGAAAGCAGGTTAAAACATGAAGCACCGGGAGCGCTCCCCAGAATTTGAAGATATCCTGAGGGCAGCAATAGAGGCCCAGCTTGCCGGGTTGCAAACTGGGATGCCCTGCATCGTTGAAAGCGTGGATCTTCCGAGGCAGGTTGTAAATGTTCAGCCTGTTATCAAGGCAGTACAAACCATGTCAAGCGGATCCTCCGAGCCTGTCATGCTCCCGCTGCTGCTTGACGTACCGATTGTTTTCCAGAGGGCTAGAGGGTTTGCACTTACATTCCCGATCGCCATAGGGGATGAGTGCCTTGTCATGTTTGGATCCCGTTGCATTGATAGCTGGTGGCAAAATGGTGGTATAGGTGAGCAGGCCGAATTAAGGATGCACGATCTGTCCGATGGCTTTGCCCTGTTCGGACCAACTTCCCAGCCAAGAAAATTGAGCAGTATCAGCAGCACCGCTGTACAGCTCCGGGATGATGCAGGTGCAAACCTGATCGAGATTACCCCGGATGAAGAAATAAACGTAACCGCCATAACAGCTGTAACGGTCAAAGCCCCTCAGGTCACGATGCAAAATACTGCTGGTACGGTTCGAATCAAGATCAAGAACGACAACAATATTGAGGTGATCACGCCCGGAGAGATTACATACAATGCTGCAAAGCATGTCCTAACTGGCCCGGTAGAAATTACGGGGTCAGTTGATATTGTTGGTGATTTGAACACGGTAGGTGATGTATCGTCAACAGGCACATTAGAAAACAATAATCAGGATGTGGGATCTG